CGTAGTATCTTTTGCTGATGGTTCACAGGGTCATGTAGGGTACGTTTACCAAGCATGTAACTTTACCTATCATGGCCTTAGTGCCAAGCGTACTGATTGGAAGGTCAGAGGTAAGGAACATCTGCATGGCATGACTATAGCTGACGAGTTCAGAGGTGTAGCTAATCGTAGCCAAGCATTGAGGGATAAGTATGGTGATGATTTCTACTCAGCACCTAGACCAAGGAAGCATAGGTACATTTTTCTAGTAGGCAGCAAGACTTATAAGCGTGTGGTTACTAAGCACATTAAGTATAAACAGGAACCCTACCCCAAGGAGGTAGCAGTATGAATAAAATAATGGAGTTCTTATATGGTGCAGGTTATATATGTTGCATTGCCGTAGCATTCTATGTAACACTTGTTATTGTGGATAGCATAATAGGAGGGAGGTAATGAGTACTAAAACATTGGAGGCACTGGGTAAGGTGTTCACATCTGAGGTGATAGATGCATTTCTTAGGGAGGGCTTAGTAGATTACTATGAGGTGGTTTCTTCCTTCTGTAAGGATAAGACTGCAACCGATGCGGAACTGGATAGGAACGAGAGAGCCATGAATGCCTTGACCATAGTGATTGAGGACTTCATGACGCCTGATGAATTTAAACAATGGCTTAAGGATAGAACGTAATGATTGAATATAACTTGTATACCAAGGACAACTGTACCCCATGTGAGACAATGAAGGCTCAGCTAGATAAACTAGGACTTACAAAGCATGTAGTTTCCTATGATGCTAAGGAGTCAGTACATCATAACTCCTTACTAGCTATGGGATTCCGTAGTGTACCTGTGCTAGTGTGTGTGGACATGGACTACATAGATGGACTGCCATTTGTACTCAACTCAATTCAGGGCAGAAGCACAGGCCATACTGACGAGGAATTTAAATTGTTCTTTAAAGGGGTGGCTGCATAATGCTTAGTGCTGTGATGTGCCTTGCCTTGAACCTTTACTTTGAGGCGAGGGATCAGCCAGTGGTAGGGCAGTTAGCCGTGGGCTACAGCACCATGAACAGAGTTAAGGACGAGCGTTATCCTGACACTGTTTGTGGTGTAGTAAAGCAAGCCCAGTATTCATCTTGGGATAGTAAGAATCCCATACGGCATCGTTGCCAATACTCATGGTTTTGTGATGGAATGTCTGACGAGCCTAAAAATAGTAAGGCTATGCTGGAAGCTACAATCTTAGCGGCTAACATATACTATGGAAGGGTGACCGACATATCAGATGGGGCTACACACTACCATGCAACATGGATTGAGGCTCCCTACTGGACAGAAAAAATGACTACTGTGTTCACGATAGATGAACATATATTTTATAGATAGGAGGTATCATGACTGCTAAAGATAACTATGACGCAGGTTGGGAAGCTTTATTTAATAAGTCTCCTGTTCCTATGGGTGAGGACACTAGACCAAAGGATTGGGTGAAGCTAGGTCTTAGCCCTAGTACTGTGGTGGTTGATATGGATTCTACTAAGGTACTACGTAGTAACATGGTTCAAGCTTTGTGTGATTACAAGGCAGCTTACGATAACTCGGAGGCACTAACTCCAGAGGAAGACCCCGAACTTCAAAGACTATACTATGCATATTCAGATTTGTATAACGAGTATATGGATAGGCTCGATAGATCGGAGGAATATGTATGAGCATTGTATTCAAACCTAAGATCCCTAAAGACTTCTCTGACTTACTCCCTGTTAAGGTAGTAAAGGTAGCAGAGCCTAAGTACAAGCCCCGATGGTGGACAGCAGAGGAGAAGGATCAGCTTGTGGAACTACGTGCAATGGGAGTATCCTTCCATGACTGTGCCTCTATACTTAGGAGAGGTCAGGGTAGCATTGCCCACATACTAAAGGCATATGAATTACATGGTGCCATATGGAACCTTCGTCAAGCTAGCATAGATAGGATAATGAAATGAGTATTGTATTCAAACCAAAGATAGGTGATCACCTTCGTAAGTCACCCGACCAAAGGGTTGATACCTTTAGCAAGGAAGAGATAGCTGAGGTTATACAGCTACGGGCTAGGGGTACTTCTTATACAGAGTGTGGCAGAATACTATCTAGGGCTAAGGGAAGCATAGGTAGTATGATTCATTACTATGATCTGCAAGACGAGATTGCTACAGCTAAAGCTTTACTAAATGTCCATACATCACCATGTATAGGTGTGTGTAAGTTGGATAAGTATGGTGTATGCAAGGGATGTAATCGTACCATGTCAGAAATATCTAATTGGGTGGTATCATGACAGATCATTGGGGGTGTCCTCACGAAAAAGTACCTGACCCCAAGGTCACTAGCGTTACTGGAGTAGTGGATTTAGAATTGTATGACTGTGAGGTGGAAGAGATAGCTAAGGCTATACTACATAACGACATGGTTCGCACATGGCACAAGATGCAGTCGGGTGATGGGCCATCCAACGATGCACATAGGTTGCGTGTGTATGTTAAACTAAGGCGTTATGCAGATAGGTGTGATCTTATCTTTGATGATTGGTACTGCCATATCAATGACAAATATATCTATGCTATGGCAACAGGAAGCTGGCGTGTGGATGGTCGCAAGAAATGGTACAAGTCTAAGAGTCCTGAACACTTCATAGAAAACTATGTACTTAAATCCCCATTTGATAAATAGTCTTGAATACTGTAGTGTACACTGTAATGTACACTAGAATATACATTGTAAATTATAAGGAACAGGATATGGAACTCGCACTACTACGAACACTTATGGATAAAGACTTCCATGATAACCACAAGGGTATCCGTTGCCCCAACAGTATATTCAGCAAGGAAGGTCGCAAGGTTAAGGCTACCATTGATGCTGCTATTACTACCTACGGCAGGGATGTTACACCCATAGAGGTGGAGGCACTATTCTTCTCTAAGAACCCTACGCTCACTACAGCACAGAAGGATTCCTATCAGGGTATCTTTGACAAGGTAGAGCGAGAGGCTATCATGGGTGTGGACATAGCCAGTGATGTACTGTCAGATATGTTCCGACAACAGGTAGGAGAAGAGGTAGCTAACCTTGGCTTTGAATACGTCAATGGTGAACATGCATCCCTTGAACCTCTACGTGCTATCCTTGAGAACTACAATGAAGACTTCACACCTAACCTATCCGTTGAGTGGGCTGACATTGATATGGATGCGCTGCTTAAGAAGTGTGACCTTGAGGCTCAGTGGACATTCAACCTACCTACATTGGCACGTAGGGTGGAGGGCATCAATGGTGGTCACCTTATTATGATAGGTGCTAGACCTGAGACAGGTAAGACTTCAAGCCATGCGTCATTCATTGCTGGCCCTAAAGGTTTTGCAGAGCAGGGCGCACAGTGCTTAGTCTTATGTAATGAAGAGGCAGTACATAGGGTAGCAGCACGTTACCTCAATGCATCCACAGGTATGACACTAAATCAGATACGTGACAATCCTTCGGCAGCTACAGCCAAGTACCAGCGTATCAAGGATAATGTTAAGTTCATTGATGCCACAGGTAAGGACATGACATGGGTAGAGTCTGTCGTTAAATCTTATACACCTGATGTTGTTATACTAGACATGGGTGATAAGTTTGCTAGGCTTAATGGTGCTGCCCGTGAGGACATGATGCTCAAGTCAAACGCTATCTATGCCAGAGACATTGCCAAGCAGTATGGGTGTGCCGTGTTCTATATGTCACAGCTAAGTGCAGAGGCAGAGGGTAAGGTTAATCTTAATCAATCTATGATGGAAGGTTCAAAGACAGGCAAGGCATCTGAGGCTGACCTCATGTTATTGATTGCTAAGAATCCTCTACTTGGGGAAGATGATACCTCGGAAGATCCCATGCGCCACATCAACATAACCAAGAACAAACTAACAGGATGGCATGGCAAGGTGACTTGCATGTTAGACGGGAGGATTGCAAGGTATGGTGTTTGATCAAATAGAATTATTTATTGAGGACATAGAACTATACGCTGCACACCCTGCATGTGAGGACACAAAGGTATGCTCCAAGTGTAATCATACTCTACCTGTGACAGACTTCAGCCCAGTAGGTAAGGGAGGTTATGTACGGCATGAGTGTAGAGCCTGTAGTAATGAGTTAACTAGAGTGCGTAAAGGGCTTAAGGAATTACATGGGCAGCCACCTGAGGGGTACGAATGTCCAGTGTGCTTATGTGATGAAGAGAGGGCTGCTACTGGTGGGCCTAGTAACTCCGCTTGGGTTCTTGACCATGACCATGAGACAGATGATTTCAGGGGCTGGCTATGCCATAGGTGCAACAGAGCATTAGGTTGTTTCCATGATGACGTTGCACGAATGAAGAGAGCAATTAAATATTTAAGGGGTAAGCTATGATTACTGTATTGGATGTAGAGAACACCACCTGTAAGAGAGATGGCAAGCAGCACTTTGACCCCTTTGAGTCAGAGAACGAGTTGGTTATGATAGGTATGCTATCTGAGAGTATGCGTTATTACTCGGATGAAACTGTAGTTACCTTCACTCATTCGGATGAACCACCCACTTGTAATGGCAATATAATAACGCAGAACATATTAGATGCCACCACCCTACTGGTCTGTCACAATGCAGTGCATGACCTTACGTGGATATGGGAATGTGGATTCAGGTATGACGGAAAGATATACGACACTATGTTAGGTGAGTACATACTTAACAAGGGTGTCAAGTCTCCTCTTAACTTAGGCTTTGTATCTGCACAGTATGAACTGGAAGAGCAGAAGCTTGATACTATGTCCGACTACTGGAAGTCTGGTACATCTACAAAGGACATTCCCTTTGATGAACTGGACGAGTACCTACGCTACGACTTGCGCTCTACTCTTGGTGTCTACAAGAAACAGATGGCAAGGTTTGCCAATGACGAGAACAGTAGTATGCAGTCTGTACTAGATCTTACTATGGATACTTGCTATGAACTGGCACTGATCTACAAGCGTGGCATCAAGGTAGACATGGTAGAGTTGAACAAAGTAAAGACTGAGTTTGAAGAAGAGAGGGCTGAACTATCAGAGGAACTAAATGAGTTCGTAGCTGAGCTGATGGGTGATGCACCACTAAACATTAACTCACCAGAGCAGCTATCCGCATTGGTGTTCTCCCGTAAGCCTGTAGATAAGAAGTTGTGGGCCTTGAGTGTTAACGTATTCATGTCTGACTCTGCATTCAAGGATGCTATGAAGTCTCAGTGTGGCCCTGTCTATAAGACTAAGGCTAGCAAGTGTGTCATATGCAATGGCACTGGCATGGTTCAGCATCTTACTAAGAAGGGTACACCCCGTAAGAACAAGAACATCTGCAAGGCTTGTGATCGTAAGGGGTATATACTAAAGAACACTAAAGAACTGGCTGGCCTTAAGTTCACACCACCCAAGGCTACATGGGCTAGTGCTAGTGGCTTCAGTACAGGTAAGGGAATCCTTGAGACACTTGAGGCTACAGCTAGAGGCAAGGGCATGGAGCGTGAGGGTAACTTCTTAAAGAAGCTGCGTAGACTTAACGCTATTGAATCATACCTATCCTCCTTTGTAGGTGGCATAGAGAAGTACACCAAGGCAGATGGTATGCTGCATGTACAGCTAACTCAGCACATTACATCTACAGCTAGGCTGTCAGGTCGTAACCCTAACATGCAGAACATGCCAAGGGGTGGTACTTTCCCTGTTAAGCGTGTGTTCATATCACGATGGAAGGGTGGCAAGATAATGGAGGCTGACTTTGGGCAGCTAGAGTTTCGTGTAGCTGCGTACCTATCTCAGGATAAGGTAGCTATCAAGGAAGTCATTGAAGGATTTGATGTACACCAATACACGGCAGACATTATAACTAATGCAGGACAGGCAACAGGCAGACAGAATGCTAAGATGCATACCTTTGCCCCGTTGTATGGAGCATCAGGCTATGGGCGTACACCAGCAGAGGCAGAGTATTATACTCACTTCATGCATAAGTATCAGGGTATATGTGATTGGCATAAGCGTTTAGCAACAGAGGCTTTGTCAGAGAGGAAGATTACAACACCTTCAGGTAGGCAGTTTGCTTTTCCTGATGTGTCAAGAAGGCGTGATGGTACAGTAACTAACTTTACCATGATAAAAAACTATCCAGTTCAGTCATTTGCTACGGCAGATATAGTGCCAGTTGCACTGCTGATGATGGAGGAAACGATGAAAGAGAGAGGTCTAATATCTTGCATAGTTAATACAGTTCATGATAGTATGGTGATAGATGTACACCCTGACGAGCAGACAGAAATGTTGGCAGTAGTAACTGAAGTAGAGAGTAAGTTAGTAAGCACAGTAAATAAGCTGTGGGATATTGATTTCAACTTACCTCTATCACTAGAAGCTAAGATGGGTAACAACTGGTTAGATCAAGTAGATTGCTAATAGCAAAGAGGAATATAGTATGAGTGAAGTAGCTTTAAATCAAGTAAGTCAAGAAGAGTTAATGCGCCTAACAGGTATGTCTAACATGTCAAAGGGGGGTGGCAATAAGAACAAACTACCTCGTCTACGTATGTGGCATACACCACTGATGGGGGTCGTTGATATTGATGGCAAGAAGAAAAAGATGGAGGTAGTAGAGGCAGGTCAGTATCGTTTGGAAATGCCAGACGGATCATTTGCGTATGCACCAGAGGCTAACCTAGCCCTCTTCGTTAAGAGTCTTATGTACAAGCGTTACATATCTGACCCTGCTAACAGCCGCTATGTTAAGACTTTAATGAATGATGATCTTAACGCAGACTTAAAGGACACTGATGGTGGCTTCAACTGCGGCAAGCCTAATGGTTTCATTGAGGATTGGAACTCAGTACCACAGGAAACTAAGGATCTTATCAAGTCCGTTAAGCGTGTACGTGTATTGTTTGGCGAGATTGATATGGTCGGGGCAGTCAATGAGAAGGGTGACCCTATTGATGTACCTACTACACCATTTATCTGGGAGGTAGATAATCGTGAGGCATTCAAGACCTTTGAGGAAATGTTTAAACGACTATTTGATAAAGGCCGTTCGTTTGTTCAGCATAGTATTAATGTGAAGGGACTAGAACGCAAGATGAATAATGGTCAGTCCTACTTTGTACCTGAGGTAGACGTTGATTGGGCATCCGACTTACCTATTACAGAGCATCTTATGCAGATGTTCCGTGACAGTAATGAATGGATAACCCAGTACAATGACTACATCAACTCAGAGTTCACTGCCAAAGCGGTAGAGACTTTGAACAGTGCAGATGAAAGTCTAGTTAATGAGTTTATAGATGTGGAGTAAGCATGAACATACACGAATTAATGGTACAAAAATATCTTAATAGTGTAGTGGCAGGAGAGGGTGGCATGAGCCGCCCTGTTCTTGACTTCATGGTTAACGATGTTAAATTAGCGTTAGAAAAGCAACTCGTAGACAAGCGTAACCCAGACTTTAGGTTGCGTATGTCAAACATAGGTCGTTCTTATTGCCAGCTTTGGTTTGATAAGAACCAGCCAACAGATGCTTTACCTTTTCCAAACAGCTTCTTGATTAACATGATCCTCGGTGATCTTGTTGAAGCGATCATGAAAGGTATCCTCACTGAGGCTGGTGTAATATGGCAGGATGGTGAACACTTAAAGCTTAACTTAGGTAAGCATGTTATCAATGGTACGCCTGACCTTATCATTGATGGTGCTGTATGGGATATTAAATCCTGTAGTCCGTGGGCTTATGCAAACAAGTGGATAGACTTTGCTACTGTTAAGGATCATGACTCCTTTGGTTATGTAGGACAGCTAGTAGGGTACAGTAAGGCGTTAGACTTAGACGCAGGTGGTTGGATAGTTATCAACAAAGCAAATGGTCAGTTCAAGTTTATAACTGCTGACGGCATTGATATGCAAGCGGAGTTAGATATACTAGAGGCTAAGGCTAATCGTATAGTAGATGATGCAGACTTTGAAAGATGTTATGAACCTATCAAAGAAACATTCCGTAAGGTAGAGACAGGTAACCTAAAGCTAGGTATTGAGTGCGGCTTCTGCCAGCACAAGTACAAGTGTTGGGAGACTTTAGTAGAACGCCCATCCATACCATCTAAGGCTAAGGTTCCTGCAATGGTTAACTACATTCACATAGTAGAGGAAGCAGCATGATTGACATGACGGAGAATGACTTCGGTGTATTAGTACGTCCTACAGAAGGTACGGAGGATGATGAATCCTACGGCACTATGGAAGTTTCTGTGTTCAGTAACCTCATGCCTAATATATCGGATGATACCCACGCTAGATACATGTTCTTAGCATATAAGATGGCTGCGTTACTCTCATTCTGTAATGATAACCCTGACTTTGATGATATGCTAGAAGAATACACTCACAACTTAATAGAGGAAGAGGGCTTGGGTACTTCAGTATTAGAAGAGGAAGAGAAACCTTTTACTGATGCTAGAGCTAAAGTAACCAGCACGATTGGTAATGTTATAACACTTAACTTTAACACTAAATGTGAGGGGGAAGGGTAATGAATGTAGTACCAGAGTTAACCGCTAGCTTAGATGATGCACTAGAGGATTTAGTTAATCATCCCAACCACTATAAGTCGGAGGGAGTTAGTGGAGTAGAATGCATTGACGCTATACAGTCAGCATTAAGTGCAGAAGAGTTTCAAGGTTTCTGCAAAGGCAACATAATCAAGTACACATGGAGGGCTAACAAGAAGCAGGATGCACGTACTAACCTAGAGAAGTGCCGTTGGTATATCAATAAGCTACTGGATAACCTAGTATGAGATACCCTATTAAGAAGGAGAAGAAACCTAAGCACCGCAAGGTAACGCCTAGCATACTAGGTAAAACATGCGGCATTAAATGTAAGGTCATACCACCAGAACCTTACCAATCATGGAGTGATTACCTTGCCATGAATCGTGACCAGCCTAAGCCTTACCGATCATGGTTAGAGTTTAGGTTGTTTGCTGATGGCCCTATGAAGGATATAGCTTACGAACCCATCAAGGTGGACTATGAGGTCGTAGAGAATAGGAAGTACACACCCGATGGGGTGATGGGTAACGTATGGTTTGAAGTCAAGGGTAGATTCAGAACACGACATGAAATGGACAAGTACATTCATGTGCGTAGATCAAACCCAATGGCTGTCATAGTATTTGTACTGCACTCAGAGAACGTAGCACTTCCTGGCGCACAGAAGCGTAAGAATGGTACACGTAGATGCATGGAGGATTGGCTGCTAGAGAATGACTTTGCCTATACTTATGAGAGTAAGATGGAACACTTCATGAAGAACTTTAATGAGGTAAATAGTGCTTGACTTTTATCCTAAAATCAGTATAACTATATGACCCTATAACTTGAAGGACACAAAAATGCAGTACGCAGTAACAGTAACTCTCCTAGTAGTATTCGCACTAATGTACATAAAGAACTAAAGGCACACTATGGAAACATCAAATCAAATACTGAGTGACATAACAGTATTCTCTAAGTACGCTAAGTACGTACCAGCCCTACAGCGTAGGGAAACATGGGAAGAGTTAGTCACCCGTAACAAAGAAATGCACATGCGTAAGTATCCTCACATGGTTGAAGACATTGAAGATGCATACAAGTTTGTGTATGAGAAGAAAGCTCTACCATCTATGCGCTCACTACAGTTTGGTGGCGCACCTATAGAGTTAGCACCTAACCGAATCTTTAACTGTGCTTACCTGCCAGTGTCAGAGGTTGAAGCCTTTAGCGAGACTATGTTCTTACTACTAGGTGGCACAGGTGTAGGCTATTCAGTACAGCGTCACCACGTTACTCAGCTACCTGAAGTGCGTGGCCCTAAGAAGCGTAAGCGTAGGTTCCTAGTATCAGATAACATTGAAGGTTGGGCAGACGCAGTGAAGGTACTGATGGAGTCTTACTTCCACGGACAGATGCAGGTAGACTTTGACTATCGTGACATACGCCCCAAGGGTGCTATGTTGATTACCTCTGGTGGTAAGGCACCTGGCCCTCAGCCATTGAAGGATTGCATTCATCAACTCACTAAGGTGCTAGACAATGCACTAGGCCGTAACCTTAGTACATTAGAAGTGCATGACCTTATGTGTTACATTGCAGATGCAGTACTTGCAGGTGGCATACGTAGGGCAGCATTGATCTCCCTGTTCAGCATGGATGATCTTGATATGA